TTGCTAAATCAGCGTCACCTAAAATGCCAGTTAAGTATGCTTCTTTTTCTTCATAAGCGTTTTTCTTAAGTTCGTTTTGTTTTTCAATTTTTTCAATATCTAATGTTTGTTGAACATCCATTAAGTTTGCAGCCTCTCTTAATTTTTCTGGTTTGTCATACGATTGACTTGTTTCTGCAATAACATCTGAGACTAAGTTGTCTGCGCTCAAGCCTTTTCTAGATATTCTTTGACCTGCTTTAATCATTGCATCGTACAATGCATTTTTCTGTGCACGGTCATATCCTAATGATTCTAATATTTTGTTTACTCTTGTTTTTTTATCTTCAACAATTGATTCCGGTCTAACTACATCTTTGTTTTTGTTATTAATATCTTTTGGTGCATCTAAGGTGTATGCAAATGGAGATTTACCTCCTGTAATTACAGTGCCATCTGCTTTTGATTTAAGGTTTTTAGCGTCCTCTTCTGCTTTTTTAAGTTTTGCATATTCAGTAGCTGATATACGGTTTAATGCAGCTTGAGCTTCAAGAGATAGTCCCGAAGGAGCTGAATATTCCAGTACTCCAGTTTCTGGATTTCTTACAGTTGTCGTAAAATCTTCATTTAAAGTTATTGAATCTATAGAGTTGTCGTCTAAAACCGTAGGTTTTGTAACAACCTTTTTCATGTAAGGTCTAAATTCTTGTACTCTAAATGGATTTCCAATACCTAGTTTAGCTGCTTCGTTTAAAACTGCTGGATCAGCAGCTGCCCCCTCTTCTAAAACAGATTGAACATTTTTAAATACTTGACCAGCATCTTGATATCTTTGCCTTGGTTCTTTTATGCCAGACATAATCCCTTCTTTGATAGGGCCACCCATTCTAAACATTGGTCTATTTAAAATTTTCATTAATTATCTCCTGGGAATCCAAATATTTTACCGTACAATCCACCAACCCCTAGCGCTGTACCTATTGCTGATGATAACGGATCAATTGGTGTTGGTTGTTGAAACTGTTGTCCTGCTACACCACCAGCTATACCTGTTAAACCTTGACCATATTGACCTAATCTACCAAATGGTTCGTAAGCTCCTGTTCTAGCGGCTTCTGCATCTGCTTGTAGTTGAGCTTGAGTTAATCCTTGTCTTAAAGAACCTAGTTGTCCTAGTGCACCAACGTCTGCACCTAGCCCTGATCTTTCAAACTTAGATAAATCTAACTGCCTTTGACCTATACCTTGTTGTGCTTGTGCGATTCCTGCTAAACCTCTTTGTAAATCTCCTTGCATTCCAAATAAAGATGCTTGATTTTCAAAATTTTGTTGTGCTGCTTGTTGAGCTTGTCCAAATCCTGATTGTAGTAATTGTGCTTGTAATGCTGCTCTGTCTGCAAGTGTGTCAGCTTCAAACTGACCAAGCATTGCACCTTCTCTACCTCCACCAAAATTTCCAGAAGTATAAGCTGCATCTTTAATAGTTTGTGCACCTGACGCTCTTTGTTTATCAAACTCAGCTAAAGTTGTATCAATAACTTGTTGTTGATATGGTGACATAAAAGGTTGGTAAGCTTGGGGCCCTGTCATGCCAGCTGCACCTGCTGCTATGTTTTCTGCACCAGTTTGATAAGTACCAAGTCCACCAAGCGTCGTAGCTGCTTGTTGAGCTGCAGTTTGTGCTGCAGATAAATATGGTTTATATGCACCAACACCTTGTTGAGCGATACCTATAGCTTGTGTTTGTAATGGGTCTTCACCAGCAACAAATTGTCTACCAGTAAATTTAGTTGTATCTATTGGTACACTATAGGCTCCTTTAGCCTGCGTTGCGTAATCTTTTATAAACTCGTCTAATACAGCCATTATATTACCCTCGTTTCTAATTGTCTCATGTTGTCATACATTTCTTGTGCACCTTCTAATCCTTGTGATTCTTTAGAGATAGTTCCTCCAGATTCTAAATGTTGCATCATGTTTTCCATAACTTTAGCGCCTTTGTCTATATCTCCTTCACCTGCATTTCTTACGGCATCAGCTGTAAATACAAACTCATTTACACTGAGTCTTGCAGGCACATCGTCAGCTTTTTCTTCTTTACCTATCGGCACGAATCCACCTTCTCTGTAATCCTTTTCTAAACCACCTAAGTCCATAAGTCCACCTTCTTGTGCACCTACTCTTACCGGCACTCCACCTGTTCTGTAATCAAACTTGTTGTATCCAGCTGGCGTTGTATATCCCGGCACTGTAGAACCAGGCACTGCTCCACCGCCTGCCATCATCATAATACCTTCTGGCTCTGTTTTTATTGTTTCTGCTTCAGTTGTCATTATTTCTTCATCTTCAGGTCCCTGTTCCCCGGCTGCTTGTTGAAGAACAAGTTGTTTAAATTCTTCGTATGACATGTCACCACCTTGAGCCACATATTTTTGATACTCTCCTCTTAAAAATTTTTCTGCTTCTGGTGGTAATTGCATTTCATCTCCAACCATTTCTCCATTTGCATAACCTATACGTCCGCCGTCAGCTGCACTTTGTGGTGGTGGTAAATAAAAACCTTCTTGAACATATTCTGGTCTAGGTAAAAATGCCATAGAGGGATCTCTATATCTAGCCATCATAAATGCTGTTTGTGGATCAATAAAATTTTCTACTTCTTCTTCTACCTCTTGATAAGGACCCATCTTTAATGCTTTTTGGATAAGTGGTGTTGCAACAGCTGTAGCACCTAAACCCATAAATAAATTTCTGCCACTAAAATTTTTACCAAAAGGATTCATAGAGCTTAAAAATCCACCTATTTTTGAAAACGGAGATGATCCTGCTGTTCTTGCTGCATTAAAAGCAAGTCTATCTCCTCCTGCTGCTGCAGCTGGCAATATACCTTTTAGAAAACCTGCACCTCTAATACCTGATAAAGATCCGCCTGCACCAAAAGGACCAAGTCCTCCTGCATACATACCTAAACCAATTCCTAAAGCAGCTTTACCTAATGGACTCTTAACAATTTTCTTTACACCACGAACAGCTTTCTTTACAAGTTTACCTAGAAAGTAACCTTGTCTAGGATCTTGTAATGTCATAATTCCGCCGTTGGCTTGTAATTGTCTGGGTTCTTGCATTCTAGATATTGCCATATTTTTACCTTAATTCTTCGTTTTACTTGGTTTTAGAGAACAAATCAAGAGCTGGCATTATGACTTTTACGTCTTGCGCCATGTCCTCATTCTTATAGCCCTTAGATTCCCAGTCTTTTCTCTCTTTAAAAAGCTCTCCAGTTTCTTTGTGTCTATAAGTTGTCTCTACTTTTGCCTGTTTTACTTCCATTAGTCTGTTTTCTCCTTTAGTATATTGAGATAACTAATACCAAATACTACCCCATCAGATACCGTTCCTGCTGTTGTATAAGATAATGTAGTTCCACCCTCTACAATTAAGGGTAAAGTCAATAGTTCTACGCTAGTTGCAGCTACTAAGCTTTGTGTATTTACTATCTCAAATGCGTTGTTTTTTACTGTGACTGTTGGAGTATTAGATCCTGATTTATTAGTCACCCTTATGGATTTTATAATAATAGTTTCATTAACAGCTGGAGATAACATGTTTACTGTCTCTGCAGCAGTGGTAGTTTTCCCATAGAATTTATACTGATTTACTACTGCCATTATTCTAAAAAGAAACTTTTAGCTTCTATCTCTTGTTTAACTTCATCTTGAAATGAAGAGTTTAATTTTGTTATTACACCGTCTAAATCCCTAACCAAAGACTGTAAATTTTTTTGATCGTACTCTGGTTCAGCTCGGGTTAATGATTGTACTATCTTTGCCATTATACTGGAAGTCCATAAAATTTTCTTATATCTGTTGCTGTTGCTGGATCATTAGGATCATCTAAATTTTTAAAACCAGATCCTTGATTTAATATATTATTAATTGCTTCAGTTTGAGCTATTCCTGTTGAATCTGTAACATTAAATCTAACATCAGGTCTATTTAAAACCTGTTTTTGTGCTGTGCTTAATCCTATTGGCATTACTTGTTCTGAAAAATTAAAAACGTTTCGATCTACTGGACTAGACGTACGCACTATTCCATCTCCATAACCCACTGTCATACCAGGGTTAAAAGGAATTGATCCACCAATAAAATTACTAGCAAAATCATTAGCTGCGTTTGTGCTTGGTATTCCTAATATATTTCTTTCCCTATTACTAGTTGGTAAACCAAATTTACCTGAATCTATAAGTCCTTGAATTCTTTTAGCATCTTCCATATTTAATCTTCTAGCTTCTTCTCTTTCATCATATCCACCATAACTTTTCATATCCATATAATCTTTAAAACTTGTGGATCTTCCAAAATCTGTGTTTTGTATTTTATCATTAAATCTTTTAATTCTATCAAATCCTCCCAAGGCAAGACTTACAAATGGATTACCTGTTACAAATCCTAATATAGTTCCTAACAAAGATCCTAGACCTCCTGTAAAAGATTTTTTCATGCCTCCAGTTCTAGGATCAAATTTTAAAGTTGGGTCTAAATTTCGATTCATTACGTTTTTACCATATTGAGAAAACTGACTAACTTTACTTCTGTCTGGACCTGGAACTCCACTATCATCTCTACCTATTGGTCCACCTGGTCTGTTAGGATTTATTGATTTATCAAAAGATGTTGTTGAAGCATCTCTACCACCACCGCCACCCATGTTAGGATTACTTTTTTTACTACGACCAGATTTCATAGATTCAGCTCTTGCTGATTGAAATTGTGCACTTCTATAGCCAGGTCTCTTACCATCTTTAGAAGGTTTAACTATACTAAAACCTATATCTTCTTTGTAATTAATTTTTTTATCTACAGCCATTATCGTCTACCTCCCGGATGTATGTCTAATCTAAACGTGCCTAGTTTCCAATCTTCACCGGCTGCAGTATTAGCGACTTCAAGAGCAATTTGTCTGGCTCTTACTCTTATATCTTTTTTAGTTGTTGAAGAGTCACAAGAAAAAGTGCTCGTAGTTTGTGAACTATTTGGATAAATTCTTGTTTTAAATTTAATTGCTGTGTTACCTGTTTGACTAATAAAGTCTGGTATAAATCTACTTATTCTCATTATAAATTCTCCATCACCTCTCAAGTCTGGTGCACCAAGTGCTTGACCAGTTGCCGCTCTTCTTTGTGTAATATCAAAATCACCAGAAGTAATACTAGCGATAACAGCAGTGATTACACCACCGGCATCAACTTGATCGGTTCCTGTTTCTTGTTGATAGTATATAGTACATCCATCCGTATTACCAGTAACATCGTACGAAGAATTACTATCAGGATTATAGTATGTGGCATGAGGTCTTTCAAATACAGCCGAGTCTTGCCACGCAGCTCTTGGTAAAGTACCCGTAGTCCAGATAGGTCTTTGAGGTGTTGAATCTAGGTAATTATAGGTAACTACCCTGTTTATTTGATTAGAATTTGTTGTGCAATAGAACCAGTTTACCTCACCAAATAGGTTGTTTAATCCCGCATTAATAAGGTCTCTAGAAACCAAGTTTATATCATCAAAGACAAAGTCTTCAACTAAACATGGCATTGATTTTAATTGACCATCATATGTAAAGAATCCGTTTTCTGACATCCAGTAAGCAGAGCCATCGACTTCAATACAAGCATTTTTTCCTACAAGTCCACAGTTAGTTCCAACTTGTTCAAATGAGAAAGTAAATGGTTGACCTACAAATTTCATCAAAAACAAGGCTGTGTCTGTCCACACATAAATTGCATCCCTACCTTTGATAGCTCCCATGATCCTTGATCCATCAGCCAATCTTTGTGTACCAGCGGTATTGTCTGCTCTAACCGTGTATGAGTCTGTTTGGTCAATACTTTCTTGAGAAGAGAATCTAATAAACATGTCGTCTTGAGTACTGGAACTTCCTACAGTTGTTTCTGTACCAAAAAATACTAAGTGTCTGTCCGGTGTAGATACTAATACATGTCTTGATGCTGTAGGCGCATTAGGTAAAAGAGTAGCTCTTGTGCTAGTAGATCCAGCAGCTGCTGCGTCCCATTCAAAACAAGCGCCATTGTATATAAGTGCGATTAATTTTGTACCATAGTTATCTAATATCCAAAGTCCTGGGTCAATTGTAAAGTCAGCAGAAGAAGCTTCACCCCAAGCTACAAAGTCAGATATGTTTGTGACCGTAGCACCTCCACTGTGAGTAGCTTTGGTTGTTCCATTAACACCTCGGGCTCCTCCGCTTAAAGTATTTGTAGAAGTGTCGTTAGATGTAAAACTTATATCTTCCGTTCCAATTCTTATTTCTCCAGTTGAAGGAAAAGCTAAAGTGCTGGTTAATACAATATCGGTTGTAGTTAAATCGGTTATGGCAGTTGCAAGAGTGCTTGTTGCTGGTCCTAATGCAGTTCCTGACCAAAGACCTGTACCCCAACCAAAACCACCTAGTTGTTGTGATGGCCCTACGTCATAATAACACAACACAGAAGCCGATCCTGCAGTTGTTAACGGAGTGCCAGTTTCTTGAGCATCCATAGTAATCGTAAATGTTGTAGATGTAGGTACAGAAGTAACCATAAACTTTTGATCTTCAAAAGTTGCATTGGTAAAAGTAGAACCTGATAAGCCTGTTACACTATCAAACAAGACAATACCATCCTCTAATAATCCATGAGACCCGGTGCAGGTTACCGTAACTGTGGTTGATGAAGCTGTGCTGGTAAAATTAGCTCCTGTTAAAGTAGTTCTAATAGGGTGTATGTCATAGTATGTACCCCCAGAATATACGTATAAAATTTTATTGGTGCCAATAGCAGCGTATTTAATACCTGAGTTATCGTCCCAATGATGGAGGGCTCTAGCAGCACCAGTTAACTTATCTTGTCCTAATTGCTCCCAACCACCTATTTTTTCAGGTGAACCATATCTAAAACGTACGTTATCACCATCAAACCATTGCCCTTCGGCTCCGGTTTCCGTTACTTGTTTATTAAATCCTGGGGCAAAGCCTAATTTTTGTAGCATAAAAAAACCTGTTTTAAGGTTAGATTATAGCAGATTTATCGTAGATTTCTAGCGGTTTAAAGATGTCTCCAACTTTTTCCATGGTGCAGATTTCCATATTTATAGATATTCTTAATTCTTTTGACTCTACGTTTATAGGGTTATGCCACAACCAAGATGGAAATATATATAATTCATTTGTTTTAGGCGTCACTTTTAATATATCTTTTCTTCTACTTTTAAATTCTATGTCTCCACCTTTCATATCTTTTGGTATGTGAAAATAATAAACAGAGTTAATAGTTGAGGTCATTAAATGATTATGCCAATTAACAGAGGGTATAAAATCTTTATTAGAAGCTACAGCATAACAATTATCTCTATTGTTTGAACGAAGTGTAAAAGAATTTAAATGTTCTTGAGCCGTTTCTAAAAATTTTTTATATAATTTTTTTGCAAAACTATCTTTTTCAATAACATAATTATTATCCCAATCAGCTCTTTTTATTTGGCTTATTATGCTACGTCGAACTTTTGCATGTTCGCCTTTTTTAAAATCATAAAAATCTTTTATTCTTATAATAGGAAAATCTTTCATATTTTTAAATAGCTATCCGTGTCCTTATAATAGATATCTCCTGTGGGCACAAAGTTACATGCTAGAGAATACCTAATTAAGTTAGATTTGTTTGTTAATATCTTGTGATGAATTTGACTTGGAAAAAATAAAATCATACCTGGTTGCGGTATAATTTCATAACTATCATTATTATACATGTTAAATTTTTTTGGTTTTAATTGAAACATATCATCTTGTTTATAATTCATAAAAGATATATTTCCTGAATCCTGATTACATTGAATATATAAACAACAACTTATCATAGAGTTCTTATGACAATGATACTCAGATTCTTTTGCAGGACCAGAACTTGTAAACCACGATGTAGTCATCTTAAATTTATTGTCATACTCTAAAATATTTTCTGTATATGTTTTAAGTTCTTTCATTATTAAATTCTTTAATGCTTTCCATTTTGTTTTATTTAAAACATTTTTATCAATAGATGTCTGACTAAGATCAACATTAGTTCCGTCTGCAGATGGTATAAATTTTTCAGTTATACCTTTTAAAATTTTATGTGAGTCTATGTCAATTTTGTTAATATAAAAACATTTAGCAAACATGGGAATTGTTTGAGGAAACATACGTTATCTAGGAATCTTTTTTTCAACCCTTTTAAATTTTGAAGGTAGCCCTAAATGAGGTCTTTTATCTAAAGCGTTTTCTTCAGCTCCCGGTGTTTTAACATTGTTATAATGTAAAAATACTTGTGCACAATAATTACCTGTGTAAGGTTCTCTCCAATGCTCTAACAAATCACCACGATATACTAACATGTCACCAGGTTTTAAATTTACTTTAACACCTTTAGATGTAGAGGGCATATATTCTCCCGTTGTTTCATTGTGGCCTCCTTCTTCTTGCTTTGGGTTTATATATATTGGCCACTGATGGTCGCTACCCAAATTAAGTGTAGTAGATATTTCACAACTAAATCTATCTTTGTGTCTTCGTAAAATATCTTTTACTTTATACACTCTTGTATAAGAATAGTTTTCAAGTAATTTGGTGCCTGTAACTTTTTCCATTTTAGGTTTTAATGTTGCTAATAATGTTTCCATAGCTATATCTCCGTAATGAGAATATGTTCCTGGCACTTGTGGATCAGCCCATGTGCCCCAATCAGTGTTAAACTCAGATAGGTATTGTGTAGTCATAAAAGTTTGTAAAACTTTTCTTTTTAAAAGAATATAATTTTTTAAAAACTCTGCCATACTTGGGTCTATGGCTTTTTTAATAACTGTGTAATTATTTTTTTTCCAGTTCATACTTTATTGATAATTAAAATTTATTAATACTCTAATTTTTTCATCCGTGCAAGTTGTGCCCTGATGATTTTTGTTTGCATCAAACAACACAATTCTATTTTCTTTTGACGTTACATGTTTATTTTTTTCAAATATAGTGCAACCATTATTACTATTGATATACAGTATGGCACCTTTGCAATCATAGTCTTGGTCTGTATGTTTTTCAAACCTGTGGATCTTAGATGTTCGTGGCACTAAGTTGGCTTTTATTCTTATTAATTCTTTTACTTTTAATTTTTTTAAAACAGGTTCTAATAAATTATACCCACCAGAATTAATAGAACCGTCTATAAAAAAAGTATGGGTTAATTGATAGTTGTATAAATTGTCTTTACCTTCTATATCTACTTTAGTTTTGTTATAGTACCAAGGAAAATTAGGACCTAACATTACGTCTCTAATATGATTAAAATCTTTTTTATTTAAAAAATTATTTTTTATTTTTATCATTTTGTAAATTTTTTAATATTACTTCTATTGCATCAAAAGTTTGAAGAGCTGTCCAATTACGTTCTTCATGATTATGAAAAGATCTACACATAAAAAAATAGTCGTAATCAAACTTTGCTATTTCTTTTATATCTAATTTAGTATCTATTACGTCGTTGTTCAATAAGACAAAATCTTTTCTCCAGTCTTGATATCTATTAAAAGCAGAATTGTAATTAGCTATCCAAGTGCATCCTGTAATTCTACCGCTTTTCATATAATGACCCAACCAATTACCCGATAAGAATCCCGCTTCTAAAGGTTCAGATTGTAGGTATTGTATGTCATGATGGTGGTCTACGTTTACACAATATACAGGCTCAGATAAAGTATCTACAATCTTACTTATTTCTTTATGTGATTGCGCTAAAACTATTTTTTTAAATTTATTTTTTTTAAAGATAGGGACTAAAACCTCTAGCAATTCTTTAGCATCTCTTGGAGGACCAACCCAATCTATGTCTATTGATAGTAAATTTTTTACCATGCTACCTTATAGTTAAATGCTATTGATACTCTCTTTTTGTTTGATGTGTTTTGTTTAACGTAATGCATTAAATAACCTGGAAACACAACAACCTTACCAGTTTTAGGAACTACATCCCAAGTAAAAGAATTGTAATGATTCCAATCTTCTACCATTTCGTCATGTATTACATACTGTAATTTAGAATTTGGATTTAATAATTGTAAGTTGCTGCACCCTTCTTGTGCGTACGGAAAATAAACTATTGATAAATCAGCTGTTGGATGTTGATGAGGCATAGAAATATTAAATGCTCCAAAATCATTTATCCAAGCATCTATACATACCTGCCTTGTATTATTTTTATATTGTAAAAGTTTATGTGCTTGTTGTGCTATTTCATCTATTTCAATAAATACTTTATTAAATTTATCCATAAGTTTAGGATTATGAAATATATTTTTTTGATGATAATCATCAGAAGTTTCTAGTGCATCAGCACACATATCTGTCACCTTATCATGATCTAGGTCTATTTCTTTCTCTATTAAAAAAGAAGAAAAAATATTATTTATTTGTGGGTTGTGTTGGTCCTTCATTTCTTAAATGATCTGTTAATAACTTTCTTACTGCCTGTAAATTAAAATGTATAAATCTAAAATCATCAACTCCTGCATCTACGGTAAAACCGTGATTTAAATAAGCAGGAAAGAATATCATCGTTCCTGGTTTAGGTTTGTAATGTATGAGAGAACTAGCCATAGAAACACCGACAGGATCTTTTACCGGTAAGTCATTCATTGTTTTTGCAATTCTAGGATCGTTAAAGAAAGGCACCGCAGTTCTTTCACTACATCTTAAAAAATAAAAACCAGATATATGATTGTCATAATGTATATGACCCATGTGATGTCCACCACCTTTTTTAGAAAATTGTTGCGCCCATAGCTCTGTCCACATTAATTCGTACCCAGACATGTCATAACCAAAACTATCTAAAACATTCCAGCTTGTTCCTCCAATATAATCTCTAAGTTCTTTTAAATCAGGGTCTCCAATTAAACTTGTAGAATGATGAGACATAGTTATATCTCCTACTTTCTTTTTCCATTTTTTTTCTCTTTCTTTAACTACTTTCTCGTTATTTTTTTGAGCTTGTGTAATATATTTATTACAAACTTTATCTACAGATTTTACTAATTCAGGTACTTCAATATGATACACAGGTGATTGAAAATATATAGATGTTTGAAGTAAATCTTTTTTTGACATGCTATCTAAATGGATATCCTAATGACCAAATCACTAATGAATATCTTGTTCCTTTCGTTACAGGTTTAACCCTATGCCACAAGTGTGACGGAAATATGATAATACTTCCTCTAGGTTTAAAATGTTTTTTTGTTTGTATTACATGCCCTGCATCTGCATGCATTCTTGGCTGTATTTCTAACTCCCCACCTTTGTAATCTTTTGGATCGGATAATTGTATTATGCCAGATATTTTTCTAATTTTGTTATGAAAATTAACGTTCTGTGGATTATTATATGGCACAGGCATTGGGTCTTGATGCCAATCATAAAATTGACCGGGTTTGTATTTAGTAAATTGCATAGACTCAAAATAATCAATTTGAAAATTCCAACCAGCGTTCTTGTTTGCCATGTGAAAGAAAGGAGTAATCTCATCATAAATCCATCTATCTTCTAACCAAACTATATTTGAATCTCTTTGTTTCTTTAAATTTTTTATATCACTTTTTTTTATATTTTTTAGAACGTCTTTATGGTCTATAATTTTTTTATTTTTGTTTCGTTTTCTAATTTTATCTGACACACCTCCTGTTACACCTATTAATTCTTTTCTAGAATTTGCAAGTTTTATTACATCGTCACAAAAACGATCTCCTAATCTAGATGTAAAATACCAATATGCGTTTTTTAAATTCATATTAAATCTATTGCGATTGAAAACCTTTTAATTTTTTTAGGAGAGTATGGTTGTGAGTGTGTTTTACTTGCATCAAATACCAATAAAGAATTTTCAGGACATTTGGTAGATGTAATTTTGTCATAACTATATTTCTCATTTCTAAATATGGTTCCTAGACTATCAGGATTTTTTAAAAAGTAAACAGCAGATATTACAGAGGTAGGGTGATTGTGCCAATTTATAATATCCCCCTCTGAATAATTAGCCCAAGAATATTGTATTGACATATCTTTGAAATATTTTTGTAAAATTTTTTTATAGAAATATTGAGTTTCAGGGTGGGTATGTAAATCCATAGGTGTTTGTAAACCAGGGACTTTGTCATTCCAATATCGAATTTTTGTTTTTACAAATTTTAATAGTTTCTTTCGTTCTTTTTCTTCTAAAATATTTTTATACAATTTCATTTTTAAACGCTTCTGGTTTATGTGTCCAAGGGTTAACTAAGAAAGCTCTTCTGGTTCCTTTAAAAGATTCAACTGAATGATGTAGACCAGGATCAAATATAACTAGTCTATTAGATTTAGGTTTTATTACATCTCCAGCTAGTATTAATTCACCACCCCTTAAATTTTTTACCTCTATATAAAATATTAAAGAACATATTGGATATCTATATTTACCTGTCTTTTGATAATAGCCCTCGTCTTTATCGACGTGTGGGTTGCATTGAGTGTTGTTTTGACTCCATTCCTCAAAACCTTTATATTTTGTAAAGTCATATGTTTTAGCTGCTTCAATTAAAAACACATGTTTACGATAATCTGTTTCTGACCATTTAACAGGTATGTTTCCTTTTAACTTAGTAAAAGTTTTCGTAATTGTTTTGTAATTTTTTTTAGATAAAAAATTATCTATGACTCTAAAACTCATTTATGCCTGCCTAAATATTCTGTAGGTATTAATTGAAAATCACAATTAAAAGCAATAACTGTTTTTCTTTTGTTTGTATTATTAACAGGTGCTCTATGTAACATATAAGATGGAAAAAATAATATGTCTCCTTCTTTTACATTTAATTTAATTTTAGTTTTAAACTCTGTCATTAATTCTTTACTAGGTAGTTCTAAAAAATATATTGCTGATAAGTTTGATTCTGGGTGAGTGTGCCAATGATGGTTATTGTTTTTAGAATATTGATTATACCAACCGTTGTGTATTCGCCAAGTATTACAACCAAATTCTTCTGCAGTCTCTACCATCAAATCTCCTACTTCTTGATAAAATAATTTTAAATATTCTCTTGGTGTATCTCTTGGCACTGTCCAATCAGATTTAACAAAAGATTTATCAGACTTAAAATGCGAAGGCATTTTAGTAATTAATGATAATAACTTTTTCTTTAAAGTCTTATGCTTTCTAAATTTCTTGACCCACATAGGTAAGCCAATATATCAAATTTTAGTTTACAGTCAATGTTCCAGAAACAGTAAATGTAGCAACAGAATGACCACCAACACAAGTAACTTGGTTAGTTCCTGGTGATACACTTAATGGGTGTCCTGCAGGTGATCTTACAATAACGATACCTGATCCACCTCTTGATCCATATTTAGATTTTCCACATGGAGCTAAATAAGTTGGTGCTCCATAAGACGTAGGTCCTCCAGTGCCTCCGCCACCACCACCTCCGGTGTTCGCTGTTCCTGATGTAGCTAAACCACAAGGTTGTCCTGCAGCGCCGTTTCCGCCACCACCAGCTCCTCCTGGTCCAGGGTTAGAACCTGGATAACCTCTGTCTGTACCAGAACCTCCGCCACCAGCATAAGATACATCTGAACCTGAAATTGTATTTGGTGCTCCAGCTCCTCCGGCTGCTCCTGGGTATCCTGATCCGTTAGATCCGTTAGCAGTAGCACCGCCACCGCCTCCGCCGCCTCTGTTATCTGGATAGTCTCCAGTTCCACCACTATTTCCTTCTGGTGGTGAAAAACCTCCAGAATTACCAGATCCTCCTGGTCTTTTAGCAGAAATTGCAGATGGGTATCCACCAGAACCTGATCCTCCAGGTCCTCCTCTTTCACCATTGTTTGCATTCCATGGATTACCACAAGATGCATTTAACGGATAACCACCACCTGATGATTGAATAATAACTGTGCATCCTGATTTAATAGATGACACGTTTCCATAACCAGCACCAGAACCATCTGGGTCAGATGCAGGGGGTGCAGGATAAGCTGTACCGCAAGCGTTTCCACCTCCGGCTCCAACTGTAATTGTAAAACTTGATGAAGAGCACAAAGTAATTGCGCATCCTTGTAAAGGTGAAGGTCCATAACCAGAAGCTCTATAACCTCCGGCTCCGCCACCACCAAAACTCTTACCAGCTCCTCCGCCAGCAACAACTAAATAGTTAAATGTAACGGATTGTATAATTGTTCCATCAGGCCATGTTCCATCAGATTGTGCAGTCCCAGCTTGAGACATTGGCCAAACTCCTCTTGCATTATTTTTTTCTTTTACGATAACGACACCAGATCCACCAGCGTATCCAGGTGAACAAGACCATTTTCCGCCACCACCGCCTCCGGTGTTAGCACATCCAGCAGAACCTGCTTGAACAGGTGATTGTCTTCCTCCAGCTCCTCCACCACCAGATCCACCAGAACCTTTTGTGTTTTGATAAATAGCTCCGCCACCACCGCCACCTCTTGTGACAGGTGATCCTGTAATACAACTTGTTAAACCTGCTCCACCGTTTCCTGCAGAAGATGTCCCTGATCCGTTTCCTCCGACAGCTCCGGCTCCTCCGCCGCCTCCGCCGCCGTTTGATCCACCAGGTCCACTAGCAGCTCCACCGTTATTACCTTGAAGAGCCACACCAGTTCCAACACCGAAAGGATAACTTGCTCCTCCACTTGCTCCACCAGATCCACCTGGTCTAGCTTCAGAGTCAGTTTCGTTATCTGAATCTCCACCGCCACCGCCACCTCCAGTGGCTGTGATAGTTGTCATTCCAGTTCCTGCAATGGATGAATTAGTTCCATTGCCTCCAGCGTTACCACCGGTTGTTTGTGCGGCTCCGCCACCACCAACTTGAACGTTAAGAGTTGTATTTCCTTTTGTTGATACAGGTTTTAAAGTAGTTGTTGCACCGCCACCAGAGTTTTCTCCAGCAACAGAATTTAAATATCCACCGGCTCCTCCGCCGCCAGATCCTCCAGCTAAACCACCGGCTCCGCCACCAGCGATAACCATATAATCCATTAATCTTGTTCCAGTTCCAAGAGGTGCACTACTGTTAGTAGCGTTGTAAACTGTAGTTTTACATTTTCCAAAAGAAGCACAATTGGCTACACCAATCATTCCTCCTTCAGCTGTACTAATTTTTGTAAGTTTATTTATTCCAGCCATGGGTTATCCTCCCGTAGCATTCCAAGAAGATGTATCTGGATCCCATTCGAATTGAGCATTTTCTTCTCCAAAGCCAATCCATTGTTGATTTGCTTCACTCCATTCTAATCTGTAAGTACCTGGATTTCCATCTGAATGAGTATATTGAGATTGTTCCATTGTAGGAGCTGCAACAGGAGGATCCCATCTCCAAGTTTCTGTATTTAGTGTCCAAGAAGCGTGTGGTTGTTGTCCATAAAATACATCGTTAACAGGATCATAAACACTACCTTTAGCAGCGTACTTACTTCTAAAATTTCCATTGTAAGATGTTTGTTTCCAAATACCACCATTAAAAAGTTTTTTACAATGAAACTCTCCATCCGGGTGCATGTCATGTTGTTCCAATGTACCATTGGCTGCAGGTACATCGTTCCCAATAACTACAACTCTTTTGACAATGTATTTGTCTTCAGTAGTGAAACCTGTTGGATCTTGTTTTAATTCTAGTTCAGCAAAGTGTGCCATAGTACTTTAATCCTCCTATGCATCATCTATTACTTCATAAGAGACGAATAAATCTAAATCAGAAGCAGCACTTGCTCCACCTTTTAGAATATCGCCTTCCATCATATATATTGGTGAGTCTACAACAACAAGCGTTGAGTCTGCTGGAACATTAACAGTTTTTGCTAAATAAACTGTAGAGTCTGCACCAGTAGTTGTAACTCCAGATGCGCCACTTCCTAATCCATCAATAAATAAATCAAAAGTTGCATCATTTGTTCCGTCAACGTTTGCGACTGTAATTCTGTTTACTTTTACTAATTTGTCTGCATCAACAGTCATTAAAGTGTCTGTTGCTGTAGCAGATAAATTAAAACCAGCGTTTCCGCCTAGAATACTTGTTACTGAAACTATATTTGGGTTTGCCATAATTAACTCCTTTTAACCGAAAACGATTGCCATTGCAATAGCTTTTCCTGTTGATATACCAAATGTTGAAGTCGATGTCCACTGTGTATTTCCAGAGCCATCTGACGTTACTAAAGCTTGAGAAGCTGAACCTACAGCTGCCGGAAGTGTTATAGTGTAAGATGATGAAACTGTTGCAGGGGCGTCTATTCCTACATATTCTCCACCTGTATTATCACCTAATCTTAAGTCACCTTCTGCTGCAATTGTAAGGTTTGCATCGTCCCATGTTAAATTAGCTGAAGCTCCAAAAGAGCCTGAATTATTAAATTGAACTTGTGTGTCTGATCCTGCTGGATTATCTACACCTACTTCTACTTCTTCAATATCTGGATTAGATCCATCATTACCTGTTGCAGAAAGAACTTTCCAACCTTTATCAGTTGTTCCAAAAGTTACAGTGTCACCTGAACCAGATGCATATTTAAACTGAACTGTGTAAGCACCACTCGTGCTGTTTTTTACAAAAAATAAACCTGTTACGTCTAAAGGAATTGTTACGATTTTGTTACCTGTAATAGCTTGAGCAGATTCTGCACCTAAAATTAATACTCTGTTTTGAGCACTTCCTGTTGTTCCACCATCAGTCACTGTTAAAGCTGTAGTGTTAGCGCCAGTTCCGGCAGCATTTAAAGTTTGAACTTTATATCCACCGATTAATTGTTCAAATAAAGTTAAGTTATTATTAGTTTTTGTTCCCCATGTACCGGCATTTTCACCGGTTGCCATTAGTTCAACACCTAGAGGTGTGTAAGATGAAGCCATAATATTTTCTCCTTAAGCCACGTTTACGTCTGTATAAGTTGTATTTCCAGTTATGTCAATATCTTTATATCCTAACGGAGATACATTTCCAACTGCTGTTGTAGCTTCTACACCAGTTAGTCCTACAACATCTGCAGGAACTATTGTTCCAACAGCAGAAGTTGCTGATTGGCCCGTTAATTCATAGGCCATTTCTATTGTTAAAGATCCTACAGCAGAAGTTGCTCCAACACCAGTAATATTTATTAAATCTATTGCATCAATAGTAATTGATCCCACACCGGTAGTTGCGCCTACACCTGTTATTCCTAAAGATAAACCATCTGGAACTATTCCACCAACTGCGGACGTTGCAACTTGACCCGTTAATCCAACAATTTCTCCATCTATTGGAGAAGGACTTCCAACTGCAGAAGTTGCAGCTTGTCCAGTTAACGAAACTGTTGGTGATAAAATAATTGTTGGTGCACCAACATTAGATGTTGCACCTTGACCTGTTAATCCAACTACGTCTGCAGGAGTTATAGCTCCTACGCTAGAAGTCATTGCACTAGGAGCAGTTAAATTAAATACTGCTGACTCAACAGTACCCCAACCGTTTTCACCCCAGTCTAGTGTACCCCAACCAGGTCTTTGTTCTACGGTTATATCTCCAAGAGAAACAGTGGCTCCTTGACCTTCTAGTAATACGGTGCCAACAATACCCCAACCTCCATCGTTCCAAGTGTTTCTACCCCAACCATCTTGTACAACGTTAGAGTCGCCCCAATCCATTTGTCCATAGTGTGATCTGCCCCAACCATCTGTATTTGCTTGACCACCCATACCGCCATGGTTTGTACAATAATAATATAATGTTGAAGGTGCACCATTTTGAACTGAAATTTCTGTGTAAGCTCCAGATGATCCAGGAGTTCCAACAGCTGTTACGCCGGTTGTATATTCACTTCCTCCTCCGTGTGTTCCATCGCTTGTTGTAGAAAATCTTAATGGGTGAGTTCCGTTAGTTCCATCTGATTGATCAAACTTATAAGTAAGACCAGCACCGATCATTACGGTGTCTTGTTGAACTCCATCTATAAAATATTTATTACCGCCATCTGCGTAGGCAACGGTGACAACGAATGTTTTGTCAGCCATAAGGATTTTCTCCTTATGCTATTCTCACGATAGCTGTTGACGCTGCTGCTGCAGGGAATTGAATTGTGAATGTTCCGCTAGATACAGTTTTATCTCCACCAAACGCTACAACACATACTGCTTTGTCAGATTGAGTATCGTTATATATTAAACATCCGTTTGCTGTAAAAGAAGCTGTTGACCAAGAAATATCTGCAAAATCACAAACTGCAGTTGATCCATCTAGTACAGGTGTAACACTTGTTAAAGCTTTTCCTCCAGCTGAATAAGCTGAACCTGATGTGTTTGAAATTTCATTTGATGAACTATAAGCTGTTGTGCTCGCACCTAAAGATGCTGAACTTGTATACAATGCAATTTTAAAAGTATTTCCAGAAGATGCAGTAAAGTTGTGAGTACCAACCAGGATCTCTTGTTTAAAGCTGTTACAAACCGCTGATGATATTGCCATAATTTTTTCTCCTCAATTTACGGAGACGGGGACTTGACTGGTATTCTAACTGTTCCGTCAGTATAATCGTCTCGTCTTCGTCTTCCTAGTTGCATTCCTGCAAACTGTTGTATAGCATTTTTATATTTATTTTCATATAATGTCAACATATCTAATGGGCCTTTTAAGAATCCATAGGCTTCAACTAGACAAGCATACAGAAGTCCGTTTGGAAAGTATTTACTTAGGTATGTTGAAGTCGTTGAACTAGATAATCCCAATGGAATCATATTATAATATATTCTAAACATATATGCTGCATCAGGGGTAGGTGCTAAGTATATACCTCCAGATGTTGTGCTAGAATCTCCAGTAGCACCCCCAAACATTGCATAATATTTGGGAAATCCTGTTACAGAATTAGTGGTGTCTGTTGGTTTTTGTATGGTTCCAGAGGGACCAAATTTTCTATCTACGTATTCTGATAGATACGTTTGATCTTTTTTCTCTAACCAAGTTCCATTGCCTTCGGTATTTGCCGTAGAATCAAATACCTCTATTCCTCTAATAAATAAAGCTCCCGTCGATCCTTTGGTTCCTTTACCAGGGACATTTAAAGTGTTATCGTTAGTGGCTAAAGTTCCTTCTGAGACATATCTATTAGAGTCCATAGGTAGCTCTTGATATATTCTAAATTCAGCATCTTCAATAAACCTATTTATAACGGCCTGTGTAAATACATCAGAACTTACTTCTGTGTAATTTCTAATATCATCTGTTAAATTTGCATATGTTGTTCCAGCCATAATTAACTCCTATCATTAACGGGTCCAATTGTACACTGTAAACCGCCTCCTGTCTCTGTGCTTGATGCAGCATTAACCAAAGTAACATTTATACCATCAAATTGTGTAGAAAATTCAGGCTGCCCTGTTCCTCTAATTTGAGTCGTGTTTAGTGATATAACTTTATAAGAACCAAAAACTTTAGCTAAATTACTATGTGAACTTGCAACTGTGGACTCAGGAGACACACCTCTATATGGTGCGCTAGTTCCTCTAGTGCATCCTGTTAACTGATTTGATGTTCTTCCAGTATATTTAATAACTTCGTTTTCATAAATCCCTGTTGTACTATTTACTTTTTCTATTACAATAAAACCCGATGTTGGAAACTCTGATCCATCGGTAAGATCAATTGTTGTTGCTGAATCTGTTATTGCTCCATTTAAAGTTGTTGATAATTGTAATGTTGAAATTGCAACTCCACCAACGGGTTGTTTAATATTACGCAAACGAACATGATCATCAACTTGCAGTTCTCCATTTGGAAAATTAATTTTTAAAGTAGTATTAGATGCAGTTACAATAGGGTTTTCAGGTAAAAAATCTTCTGTTGGAAATTCTGTTCTCGCAGGTCTAGCTCGTTGTAAAGCTTGTGGGTCTGCCATAGTCGGCTTTGGCTCTAACTGTGGTTGTTTAGGTTCATATTCTGAAATGTGTACAAGAGCACCATTCCATTCTCTTACCATTTCATTGTATGGAAAAGCCATTCCTGATCTGTCCGAAATTGCTAATGCATATTTACCTTGCGAAAAAACAGTCATTAACTAACTCCAGGATAATATATTTTAGGAGATATGTATGTAGAATTAGAAGAACCATCTTCATCCTCTGCTCTTAATAACTCATCTTCATATAATAATTTTAATTCCTGAACTCTTTGTGGTGCATATTTTATTGCAAGGTAGTAAGCCAATCCAGCAATCATACACGGCACAAATCTATACGGCACATCACTTGCATTTGTGTATGCACCTACATCATCAATTCTTTTTGTGTAATAAAAATTTATAAAATTACCAGCTTGTGAACTACCTGGTGTTAAATATAAAGTCATTGTAACTTTATCTATAAATCTTTGAACCCAATATTGTGAAGGTAAGCCTTTATCCGTTTTATTTGAAAACCCTTGATACTGAGATCTACTAATTTTTGTCATAGGAGTATCGACACTTGTTGATGCAACTCTATAGTTTGCTTCTTGTATATCAGTCATTCCATTTGGAAACTGAGTTACAACATCGTTTATTGCATGAATAGCAGCTGTGCTTCCGTTAATGCCTCTTGTACACCCAGTTAAATTTAAACTAGAGATTCCTGTGTATGAAATTTGTTCACTATTAATTGTAATAATTCCGCTTGTTGGCATGCCTGTTACAGAAGCAACACCAATAGTTGTAACAGTAGCGTTTATTCCTGCAGAAAGAGTGGTTGCAATACCATCAGATAATCCATCTGATGGGGATCTAAAAAAGGTATATACAGCTTGACCGTCAATTAATTTAACGTTTTGATTTTTTACTTCCCAAAACTGTAATCCTCTATTTCCCCATTCAGAAAATAAAATATTTAAAGATCGTTTCGCAGTTTTAAGTTGATAACCAGAAACCCCCTGCATCCCAATACGTTCGTATGCATCTTCAATTATTTCATCTATTCCAAGATTCTTATCAAAAACATAAGAACCCGAGGTTACGTTAGCCACTTAGACCTCCTATCCCGCTGTTAAATTCGGACCAGAATATTTGTCTGTCAATAAAGTATATGCAGCTATATTTGTTTTAGTTTTACAAAAAATTCCTTTTGGAAATAAAATTCCGTCTTCAGGAAAATTAAAGTTAATTACATCACCTGTTGGAACATCTGCAAGAAATAAAGTTGTTCCTGAATTTGATGTTGTTGTAAGTTCTAGAACACCTGCACCTCCACCATCAGACGCAATAATTATACCTCTTAACCTTACTGGTGGAGTTATAATTGCAGACGCACCTGCAGCGGCATCAGATCTAGTAGCCTGTATATCATTTTTAAATCCCATTTGTTTCTCCGTATTAAAAGTGCTCCCGGAGGAGCACTTTAATTATTTGTATTATGCGCTTACACCTGTTCCAGC